GTAATGAGCAAGAAGTCTTATCAAGCTGTTTACAGATTTGTGTTGACATTATAGGAATGTTTAGACATAGTAAATGGCAGGCGGCAGGTGAACTAGATATTGATGATATTGTATATTTTACAGAAGGTGATTATAGCTTAGAACCATTTACAGAAAGATTTGATAATCTTCTAACAGGGTGGGTATTCTCCATAGGCATAGTAGTACAGAATGACTTTCAAACTTGCACTATTCCTGTGGCAGACAATCCGATAGGAAAATAATGTGGAAAATAAAAATAGGAAAATATACAATAGAACTTAGCTTCTTTAAAATAACAATAAAATTCTAAAAAATAAACAATAAAAATTATGGCAGCAGATTTATCAGTAACAATAACAGAAAGTGTAGTAATTAATGGCGCACTTAGAGGTTCTACAAATACCGTAACAGTAGCAGGGGTTGTAGACACTTTTGAAAGAGTAGTAACTTGTATAAACGGAAATGTAACAACAATAGCAACATTTGGCGCACAACCTTATACATCAGCAGGGGCTATTGACATTGATAGGTGCAAGTATATTCGGGTAACTAACTTAGATGAGGATGCTTGGATAGAAGTAGCAATAGTTACTTCAGCTTCTAACTATCAAGTCTTACTAACTCCAGGACAGTCGCACATATTAGCTCAAGCTGAGGCAGTAGCTTTAGCTGAAGAAGATACAAGTCCTTCATTTGGTACTCTTGAGAATTTGGCCTCTATACAAGTACAGCCTGTAGGTGTAAGTTTTGATCCTAGAGTTGAAATCTTTGCAGCGTCTATCGCATAATGGACACTAAGAATCTAGAAAACTTTTTAGACTCTTTTGGCAATCAAGTTGTAAATGACTCTAAAGGACTTTTAAAAAAAGAAAAAGGGAGTACAGCACTTGGAAAATCAATTAGGTTTAAAGTAGTTAAGACTGCAACAGGTTTTAGCACTCAGTTCTACATGGAGGATTATGGAGAGTTTCTAGATAAAGGAGTTTCAGGAAATAAAAACAAGCGTTCTTATACCAGCTATAAAGGTAAAACAGAATCAAGTCCAGGCAAGGGGTTTACTACAAAAGGACCGCCAATTGATATACTATCTAAATGGATTAAACGAAAAGGAATAAAACCAAAAGGATTAGGCAGGGGCAGGTCTAAAGATACAGGACAATATATATCAGGCTTTGCTTACTTAATAAGTAAAAAAATAAAAAGAGAAGGAATTAAAAGCATTAGCTTCTTTCAGAAACCTTTAGGGATAGGATTTAAAAAACTACAAAAAGAAATGCTAACAGAATTAAAGTTAGATATACAGACTTATTTAACTACATTTTACAGACCAAAATAAAAAGAAATGGCTACACTAATAAAACAAAGACCAGTATACATAGAAATGCCAGTAGTACAGCACATCATGTTTACTCTTGAAAACACTCCAATCGTAAATAATAACTTTAATGTTAAATTTTGTGCAGCAGTTCACATTAGTAATGAGCCGATAGTTTTAAGTAATAATAACGCCTTGATAGGTACATTCAAAACAACACCTAATGGAGAAGGCGTAGGAATATTTGATTTACGTCCTGTATTAGAAACATTCTTAAAACCTGATAATGAACCTCAAACAGAAATTGCAGGATCAACAGCTAGATATAAAAATGTAACTGCACAAACTAGAATATTCCCTATCCATCTAATTGACATGATGGCTATGAGTGAAAATAGCTGTAAATATTTAGGGGTTAATTTTTATGTAGAATATTCAACAACAGCATTAGGTCCAATTATTTCAGAAATAGCAAATCCTACACCTAGTCTTCCATATACTATATTTAATGGAGTTGTAAGGCATGATGATGCTTTAACTAATATTCCCACAGGACTAGGACTTTTTTTAAATGACTCTCAGGATGACTCTACAGGATATAACTTTGTTTTTGAAAACGTAGCCTCTCTTGACAATCCTGCAAAATTCCTATCTGATGCACCTACTACTCAATACGCAACTGTTGATGATTATGGAACATTCTCTTTTTTAAATGATGTAACTGGAGGGGATGCGATTACACAATTTGTTATAAGTTATTATAATGAATCAGGAGTAATTGCAGGTACAGATTACTCTTATAATACAGGATATTATGGCGGAGCTCCTTTTGGGAATATTACTTCAGGAACAAAGTTTTTATATGTAGGAGGATTCCCTGCTAACTTAAAACAATGGAGTAGCAACTTTGCAACAGCAGTAGGTCTTGGACTAACTCACTATACAATATCAGCAAGGAACTATTTAGCGCAACAGATATGCAGAACCTACACAATTAAGATACTTTGTCCTAACCTTAAAGGCTATGAACCAATAAGACTCACTTGGCTTAATCGGTGGGGTGGATGGGATTACTATACTTTTAATATGAAGTCTATAAGAACAATAAAGACTAAAAGAATCCCCTATAATCAAATGGCAGGGACTTGGAATAAAAGTACATTTCAACCTGCTGGATATAAAGGTGGACAGAAAAGTTTTAGAGTAAATTCAACTGAAAAGATTAAAATAAATACAGACTTCATTACGGAAGCTGAAGGAGTGTGGTTTCAGCAATTAATAAATAGTACTGAAGTATATATAATAAAAGGCTATCAAGAAGAAAAGATTAATGTTTTCTATTTTGCAATAACTAATAAATATATTGAACCTGTAACACTCACAACTTCTAGCTATACAACTAAAACAATAGCAAACGATAAGTTAATACAATACACTTTTGAAATAGAAAAAAGTAAAATGGATAGAACCCAAGCCGTCTAATGAGTACTCAACTAATATTATTACCACAGACTCACTTAGGAGTCAGTTCAGGAACAGGAGTGGTTGAGCTAGTATCTGATGGAGCGCTATTTAGCACTATAAATGCTTCAGTAGGGTTGAGTGTAAATAGTATCGCACCTCAAACTCAGGCCGTAAATACTTTAACTCCTATTATAAATACATGGTATAGGTGGAAAACTATTCCTGGTGGTACGGGTGGATGGTCAACGCCAGCCGCTCCATATATGTTGTTGCAAAATTTAGTCTTAAACACAGTATCACCTGCTTCTGCTTCGGGAGTGTTTCAAAAACTTTCTAACCTTAGTATAGGGGTAAACTATGATATTGAAGTAGTAGTGTCAGCACCGAGTCCCCCAGTACTAGGGGCGCAACACTCTATAAGAATACTCCTATACACAGGAAGCACAGGATCGTACTCAGGATTTTCTCCTTATACAGCTCCTAATGGTTTTTACGGAACTATTAATACTTCCTTTATAGCTCAATCTAGCAACGATATTATTACTATTTCTAATTATGGTAGTGTAGCTGAGGATGTTATTATAGAGTCTATATCAATAAAAGGCTCAACAGCACAAACTTTAGGAGCAGGAAATGGTCAAGTTATTTGCGACTTATACCAAGAAGAAGACATCCCTCTGACTTTAAGTGTTGACGATTTTAAAAATGTAACTGAGCAGGTAAAGTCTTATTCTAAAGACTTCAATTTACCAGCAACAAAAAGAAACAATAGAATATTTAATAATATGTTTGATATAACTAGGGCAGATGATGGTGTTATTTTCAACCCTTATGTAAAGACAACGTGTTTATTAAAGCAAGATGGATTTATCATATTTGAAGGCTATCTAAGGCTTATAGATGTAAAAGATAAAGATGGTGAAATCAGTTATAATGTAAACTTGTATTCAGAAGTAATTGCTTTAGCTGATGTCTTAAAAGATAGGACTTTTTCTCAATTAGACTTTACAGAACTAAAACACGAATACGATAAATCACAAATAAAGTTAAGTTGGAACGATTCAGGTGCAGGGATTACTTACCTCAATCCTAGCACTTCAGGATTTAGAGATGCTAATGATACAGTCAAATATCCTTTTATAGATTGGAATCACCAATATATCCTAGGAAGTGTCGGTCCTGAATTAACTACATTAGAAAGTTCTTTTAGACCTTGTATTCAATTAAAGTATTTGATACAAAACATCTTTGCAGCTACAGATTTTAATTATACATCTAACTTTTTTGATAGTGCCGATTTTGACAAGCTATACATGGACTTTAATTGGGGTGCTGATAATACTCCAAATTTAACAGCTGTTACTGTTTTTGAAGCATCAATAGACCCTCTAGCAACACAGTCATTTGCAACTACAAATTACACTAATTTAAACCTAGATATTTGGTATTTTCCAACAGGAACAGGTCCGCAAGTTTCGTTTGTTCCTCCAAACTACAATATTACAACAAATAGAATAACAAGTACTTCTACAAATGAACAGTACGATATATATAATTCTTATGGAATAAGAAATACATCAGGAAGTACTGCCACTATAGAGTGTCGGTGGCTAAAAAACTCAACTACTGCAATAAACTATACAACTCAGACACTAACAGCAGGGCAAATTTGGTATTGGTCAGGTAATGTTTCAGAAAATCTTATTAATATAGGAGATACTTTAGAAGCTCAATTTAGAGCTAGTGCAGGGTCATCTATCAAACAATTTGTTGCAAGTTCAGCACCTGGTGGTACGAACGCTATTTTTTCAGTTAATACTCTTAATATTACCACTAATGTTATTCTACAAACACTAAGAGGCGAACTAGTACAATGGGATTTCTTAAAAGGAATTATGACTATGTTTAATTTAGTTTCTATGATAGACGAGAACAATCCTGCTAATATCTTGATAGAACCTTATAATGATGTGTTTGTAACTAATCCAAACACAAAAGAATTAGACTGGACGGATAAAGTAGATGTTTCAGAAATGTCTTTAAAACCTTTAACAGACTTGAATAAAAATACAATATTTAAATTTGTTGAAGATGATGATGACTATACTTTTATGAAATATAAATTCAGTACAAGCGGTCATTTATACGGAAGTAAAAAGTTAGATGCTTCAACATCAGGAACAACAAGTGGACTCCCTACTACTTTAGAAGGAACAAAAGAAATCGTAGCAGAACCTTTTGCAGCTACAGTTTCTAAGCAATTAGAATCTCTCTATTCAGATTTTGTTGTACCTGCAATATATGCTATGAATGATGATTTGTCTAGTGAAGGATTTGATAATTTACCTAGAATACTGTATAATGTCGGGAAAAAGACTTTAGTGGGCTTGACATATCATATCCCCGCCCAGAATGGATTGAGTAGCGAGAATCAGCCTGACTTCTTACAGTTTAGTCATTTGTCAGAAATTCCTGCAATCACTCCTGCTACTGATAAAGATTTTGTATTTGAAAGTAGTCAACTGTTTCCAGGAACAGGGGATCCGCCTGTAGATAATTTATTTAATACTTATTGGGCTGCATATTTTGATGAACTTTATCATGCAGACACTAGAGTCATGACTTTAAAAGTAAATCTTTCGCCTTCAGACATTGCTACATTTAAGTTCTATGACAAAGTATTTATACGGAATAGAATTTTTAGAGTGAATAAAATTGAGTACAAGCCAAACAGCTTGGCTAAAGTAGAATTTATACTAATACCATAATGGAATATAAAATAGGATTTACAGTCAAACCCTATCAAGTAACAGCTATAGGGAGAGTTATATTTACTGATGGTACTTATACTTTAACGCCAAATCAATTACAATGTGAGGCTTACGGCTATAGGTATGACAGGGCTTCAGGAACTTGTAGTGCCTTTAGATATAATACAACACTAAATACAAATATAAATAACACCAACAACCGATTAAATGGACCTGGAAATACTACTCAATCAGGCTCTAATACTATTCAAATAAATGGAACAGGTAATACTACTGGTGGGCTTAATAATAATTGTTTTATAAACGGCAGAGATAATGACATAGAAAATGGAATTAATAATGCTTCAGTATTCGGAACTTATGGAAAGGTACAAAGACAAAGCGAAATAGTTATTGGTGGGGGTGTAGAATCAGGAATTAATCAAACATCTATTGTACAGCTTGGCGGAAATACTGAAGACGCAACAGCTACTAAATTAACTGTTCAATCTGACGGAAGCTCTTGGATAGCAGTACAAAATAATTCAATATTTGCATTTGAAATAAAGGTAATAGTATTATGCGCAGGTGGTACAGATTGCACGGCAGGTGATTATGCGTATTTAGAACTAAAGGGTGCGATACAAGTAGATAATGGATATAACTTAGCAATATCTCAAAGCTCTACTACTATAGCTAGTATTGGGTCAACAGGAACAGCACAAGTAATAACAGCAGGAGTAGACCCTTATATTACAATAGAAGTAACAGGTGCAGCCAATAGAGAGTTAGAGTGGTTTGCAAGTGTAGAAATAACAGAGAAGAAATTAATAGCAGCGACTTTTTAAAATAAAGATTATGGCAGAAGAATTAGTATTAGACGTTAAAACCAACATAAAATCAGCGACAGTTGATACAAAAGAATATAAAAAAAGTCTTGAGCAAGTAAATGAAGAGATAAATTTACAGACTAGATTTATCATTGACCAAGAAAAAGAGCTTATAAAATTAAAAGCTAAACAGGATGCTATCCCTAAAGGAGCATATTATGCAGGGATGAGTCAGCTAAACGATAAAATAAGAGAAACTACTGCCGAGCTAAAGGATGAAAAGCAAGGACTAAAATTATTAAAACAAGAACAAAAAGAAGCAACTCAAGAAAACAAAAAATTTACATCCACTCAAAAAGAAGGTAGTAAGGTCTCAAAAGATAGTATAGGTAACTTTCGAGTTATGGGCGTTTCTTTAAATGGTGTCAAAAAAGGATTCAAGAAAGTTATACCAACAGCTAAGGCTATGTTTAGCACTATTAAGGCTGGCATCATGTCTACAGGGATAGGAGCTTTAGTTCTTGCAGTAGTTGCTTTGATGCAACATTTTAAAAGGTCAGAAGCAGGACAAGAAAAGTTCCAAAGAATTATGGCGGCTATTGGTGCAGTTACGGCTCAAGTAGCAGATGCTTTTGCAAATCTAGGTGGAATAATAATTGACACTTTTCAAGACCCTATGCCTGCTCTTAAAAAGTTTGGTAATGGATTACTTAAATTTCTTAAAGATCCTACAGGAGCAACTAGAGATATGTTTGTAAAAGCAACTATAGCTGCTAAAGACTTTGTTGATGAAACAAAAAAAGAGGTAGATGCACTTGATGAAGTAACTTTAGCAAGGCAGAAAGCACATCATATTGATAGAGCGTTAAAAGTAGAAAGAGCAAAAGCGAATAGAGAAATAAATGACATAAGACTGCAAGCTGAAGATAGAGAAAATCAAAATGCAACAAAAAGGATTGCTTTATTAAGGAAAGCACAAGCAATAGAAGAAGATATTACTAAAAAAGAGATAGAATCTAAAAAAATTCTAATAGATGCTCAGCAATTAGAAATGGCACAGGGGTTGAATACTATAGAAGCTAAAGATAAACTAGCACAGCTTCAAGCTGAGTTAATCAATCTTGATACAAAGAAATTAAGAAGCCAAAGATTATTGCAGACTCAAATTACAACAGCAGTAAGAGAAGAAATAGCTATAAAAGAACAAGAGGCAAAAGATGCACAAGCTATTATAGATGCTGAGTGGGATGCTAAGATAGAAGAGAATGACAAATGGAATGAAATGCAATTAGCAGAAAGCGAATTATTGTTATCCTTACAACAAGAAAATTCACTTTCATTAATAGAAGACCTAAAAGAAAGAGCTTTAGCAGAATTAAAAATACAAGAAGAAAAAGAGTTAGCTAGTGTTGAGATGATGGAAAATGCTGAAGAAATAAAAGAGCAGATTCGTATAAAATATGCTAGGCTAAGAGGTGAGGTAGTAAAAAAATCAGCAAAAGATGAAATGAAGTGGGAAGATATGACTCAAGACCAAAAATTAAACAAGGTCAAAAATACGTCTGGTGAAATGTCAAAAATATTAGGTGAAGAATCAGCAGCAGGAAAAGCCTTTGCCGTAACACAAGCAACTATTGACACATATCAGGGGGCAACTGCAGCCTATGCTTCAATGGCAAAAATTCCTTATGTCGGACCTGTTCTTGGTGCTATAGCAGCAGGAGCTGCAATTGTTTCAGGACTGGCTAATGTAAAAGCAATATTGGCAACAGGAGATGGAGGGGGAGGGGGAGGAGGACCAAGCCCAGCAGCAGCACCACCCCCAGCAGCAGCACCACAAACACCTGCACCTCAAATGATGTCAGGGGCTTTTGAATTAGGTGGCGGGGAAGAAGTAGAACCTACAAGAGCCTATGTAGTTTCTGATGACATAACAGCTAGTCAGAACGGACTTGAAGTTATAAGACGTAGAGCTACAATCTAACTAGAAGCTATTTTAAAGCGTTCTA